ACGCGTCATTAATATGATTACGGGACACCAAAGAAGAAATCGTAAGTCTACTATCATAACTCCCGTTGAAAATGGTGATACTCAAACTGCTGATCAATTTACTAAAATTATGTTTTGGCTTAATCAACAAGAAGGAATACTGGATACTATATCGCAATCATTTCATGGTGCTCTTGTTACCGGAATGAATCTTTTACAGGTATGGATGGACTATCGACAAGATCCAGTTTCGGGAAATATTCGGGTTGATAACTGCTCATATAACAGTTTTTTAATAGATCCTTATTTTAGAAAATCAGATCTTTCTGATTGCCGAGCTTTATGGAAAAGATCTTTTGTTTCCAAGAGAGAAGCTATTTCCTTGTTACCAAATCATGAAGAAGAAATCTTAGGGTTGGTGGGTAATGATGGCTCAGGAAGAGATGGTAAATTTCAATTCATGCCTGAATCATATAACTATGGATACAAGAATCTTTTAACCTATGATGAATATTATTATAGAGATTATCGTACTCAGAAAATGTTGGTTGATACACAAACCGGTGAAACCATGGAATGGCGTTCTTCTCGGGAGGATAATCTTAAAGAATTCTTAAGAATTTATCCTCAAGTTACTCTTATAGAACAAGAAATTCCCACCGTTCGTTTAGCTATAGTTGTACAAGGAAAAGTGTTTTACGATGGCCCTAATCCTATCGGTATTGATTGTTATCCCTTTGTGCCCGTCCTTGGGTATTACAATCCTCAAATGCCTTACTTTCCCTGGAGAATTCAAGGTGTAGTAAGGGGCCTACGTGATGCTCAGTATCTTTATAATCGTAGAAAACAGATTGAATTAGATATTTTAGAATCACAATTAAATTCTGGGTGGATTTATAAAGAAAATGCTCTTGTTAATCCTAAGGATGTGTTTCTTTCTGGTCAAGGAAGAGGACTTGCGTTAAAAGAAGAAGCAAATATGTCAGATGTTCAGCGGATAGAAGCGCCTCAGATTCCTCCTTCAATGATTCAGCTTTCTGAATTATTAGCAAAAGAAGTCCAAGAGATTAGTGGTGTATCGGAAGAACTTATGGGATTTGATAATAAAGATACCCTTTCCGGTTATCACGCTATGCTTAAAATGAGTGCTTCAACTACAACCTTACAAATACTTTTTGATCAACTTGATCACTCCCAAAAGCTTCTAGGAAAAATTATACTTCAACTTATACAAGCCAACTTTACACCCGGAAAAGTTCAACGAATTATAGAAGAACAGCCAACAGCTCAATTTTATAATAAAGCATTTGGACGCTATGACGCAGCAGTAGAAGAAGGTCTTAATACGAATACTCAAAAACAACTTCAATTTGCACAACTTTTACAATTAAGAGAAGTTGGCGTTCCTGTTCCTGATGATGTTATGTTAGAGGCTGCCACTATCCAAAATAAAAAGAAACTTACCGATGCTATTATGGCTGCTTCTCAAAAACAACAACAAATGCAAGAAGCACAAGCCAACATTCAAATGCAAGAAATACAAGCTCGTACTAATCTTGCTAATGCAAGGGCAACCGCCGATGAAGGTCTTGGTATTGAGCGTATAAGTAGGGTTGAAGAAAATAGAGCGCTCGCTCAAGAACGAAAAGCTGAAGCAGTTAAAGATAGAGAAGCTGCATTGCTTGATCGCGTTAAAGCACTCAAAGAGATTGATGAAATTGATATTTCTCAACTTGAAAGACTTGTGGCATTATCTCGTCTTTTAAAACAAGAAGAAGCATCGATTCAATCTACACAATAAAACTCTTGCATTTAAGAGCGACCTGCGATGTACTAAAACTATACTCTTCAGAGAAGGTTCTGAAGTAGTAGTTAGAGGATATACCTTGCTTGTAATGAGCATTTTCTACAAAAAGGAGCCTGTCAATGGCAAAAAAACGCTATTACCAATCAGTTAAAGATAGAATGTCGGAATCTCGCGGCATGGAGCGTTATGAAACAAAACGTAAAATGAACCGTTATGATGAATATTATGCAGGTATGGACGAACGTCGTCGCATGGAACTTGAAGATTCGGGTATGATTCATGAAGATCATAGAGCTATTGCTAATCTTCCCCAAGAAGTAATGTTTAAAGAATACCCTAAAGGTGATTATCTTCGCTACGACTTGGATGATACAATACGAGGTGTCGATGTACAGATGGATGATGATGTTCGTAAAGAAATTTCAAAGACGCATAAAAAGTATCCAGAGAAGTATTAGGAGACACCTATGCCAGCAATGCCACGCATCCCAGGAAAAGGGAAGCAAGTAGCCTATAAAATACTTGGCGTTCCTCCTAACTTAAAAAGTAAAAAAACACCGCAGAAAAAAAATATTAACAGACGGCTTGTTTTTGAAGAAACAGTTCGTGTCCGTTAAAGACTGTAGAGCGAGGTGCTCTTTACTCGCTCTACTATAAAAGGAAATATATGAAGGATGGTTTGCATAGTGAAGTTCGCGCTAAAAATAGACGGCAGATAAAAAATGTTTATAAAGATATGGAAATTAAACGAGATGTACATAATCAAATGATGTATGATCGTGTTCAATCTATGTATAGCGCCTTTTATGGTGGTATTGATCCTCGTCGTAAGTCTGAAATTGCTGATGCTGGCATGGTTGAGGAAGATTCAAGGGCGATGGCCAACCTATCACCAACTCCAATTCATCGTCAATATCCGCGTGCTGGTTATTATAGTAATCCTTATATTGATGATAGTACTAAGGAATAAAGATGGCTAAGAAGAAAATGGTCAAAATTGCCAAGGGTAAAAAACTTCCCAAAAAAAAGGTTGCTCAATTGAGAAAGAAAGCCGGAGGTTCTAACATAGGCGAGTATAAAGGACTATCGTCATCTGAATTTGCTGGTCCATCAGGAGGAGCTCCATCGGGGACGTATCCTATCAATACAAAAAAAAGGGCCAAGGCAGCTTTAGCCTATGCACATAATGCTCCTAATCCAGAAGGTATTAAACGAAAAGTCTATGCAAAATATCCCGATCTAGGTACTGCCAACAAGAAAAGAAAAAAAAGGAAAACTAATGGCGCGTAAAAAAATGAAAAAGCCTAAACAGGCTCTTAAGAAGCTTCGTAAAGACATTAAACTTGGCAAACAGGAAGAAAAGGTTTCCGATGTTATGCACGAGTTTAAAGAAGGAGACTTACGAAGTGGTAGTAAGCGTGGCCCTAAAGTTAAAAGTAAAAAACAGGCCCTCGCGATAGCACTTTCTGAGGCTGGCGTTAAACGTAAAAAGAAGAAAAAATAGACTTTCATTACTAACTGACTTGTTTTTCTCTCAACGCTCCCTATCTTCCTATAGATAGGGAGTTTTTTTATGATGGGTGGCCTAGTTGATTATTTAGTAAAAATACTTTACCATTTTGTACATTATACCTAACCATACCCGATAGAGAGGTAAGTATGTTTTTTCAAATTTTTTTCTATATGATCATATCGTGTTCATTACAAGCTCTAGATGATAGTCATTTAGAACTTATAAAAAAAGAGACCGTCCCTGATATCTTAAAAGAACGAGTAACATCAACTGAATGGGGGAAGATGGATGATGTAGAAAGAATTAAACATATCAATGATGAAGTTAAATTAAATCAAAATATAGATAGCTATAAATCCTGGTCAGCAGTCACTGGTTCAGCTTACATGTTGGTTGGTCCAACACCATTAGCTATTGTTACGCTTCCTGCTCTGGGATGGTGTGTGTATAACCAGAGTCAATTAGAAAACGAACAGAATGAACGAAAAAATAACTATCAAGAACGTCTTCAAAAAGAAATAGAATATTATAGTGCATTAGATAAACAGATTTCCTATCAAGAAGAGTTATTATATCAAAAAGAATATGAAAGACATGTTCAACAAGAAAGAAAACAACAAGAACATAAAGAAAGATGGGGAAATCATAAATACCAAAGTATTGTTACTTTTGATGATATAACACGTACTGATCTTGCAGAGCGCAACAAGAAAAAAAGAGAAGAACTTGAAAAAGAACTAAGATTAAAAATATTTAACGAAAATCCGGACGATATTGAAAAAAAAGGTAATTGGGTTGTTAGTTTAAAGAAAGCTTCTTTTGATGGCGAAGAGGATATAAACCAGTTTCTTCCAAGAATTTATAATGAACCTGAGCGTCCAATTAGTTATAAGTCAGATAACAATAATCAACATGGTTTTTCTAAGTATGGCTATATTCGTCGTAGAGATTTTTATCAGCCTCATAATTACAGTCCATTTACCAAGCATAAAGTAGTTGTTATTGTTGTTCATGGAACGTGGGGAGGAGCAACACCTGATTTTTATGATGACCAAAATCCAAATAACTTAAGCTATCGCCATATAAAACGCTATGCCGCAAGTCTTGGTGAACAGGATCAAGCAGAAGTTATTCTTGAATCATTCCAATGGCAGGGAAAGCTTGAAGAAGTTAATCGTGAAAATGCTGCTTTCTGTTTAAAAGAACATATCAATGAACATTATCCAAATGAAAAGGTTTTTATTATAACTCATAGCCATGGTGGTAATGTGGTGAGCCAAGTAACACATTGTCTTGATAAACCAGTAAATACCCTGGTATATTTTGCATGCCCTATACGTCTTGACCATGCTTTTAATAGACCTCACCATACCAAGTACAAAAATCTTATATACTTCCACTCAGATCCTGACATGATATC